GTCCAAGTCAATCTGCTTCAACTTCCTTTCCGTGCCGTCCTCCATGAGGTTGATTTCATCCTGCTGATTTTTCCGACGAATGGAAAGAAGTTGTTCGGCAAGTTGTTCTTCTTGTTTGAGTTGTTTGGCTGCTTCTTTTTGACCTTGGCTTCTTTGCTTGGCGGGGGCTGAATACTTGGCTATCTGCTTTTGTGCTTCCAATATCTGTTTGGTGTATTCATTCCACTTCTTTGAACCCTCCTCGGATACGTCCAGGGCATCACGGGCAGCTTCGGCTTCTTTCTTTATGTCCTCCCAATATTTCTTGTTGAATATGGTAGGCTTATTTTCGTCTTTCTCTTGTTCGTCCTTAGCCTTTTCAAAATCATCGAGTGCTTTCTGATACAGTTCTAATTCCTTCTTGGCAGCAGCCAAATCCTCTTTCAAAGCACCAGTATATCCACCTGCGTTTGTGGTTTTGATTATGCTGTTTTCAAGCCCTTGGATTTTTTGTTGGGACATAACAACATTGGTCTTTAGCCCTATGCGCTGCTGACGCAACATCTCGTCAGTTTCAAGTCTTATAAATTCTGTATTTGTCTTACGTTTTGCGGTTTCCCAGTCCATATCCTTGAACACTTCGGGCATCAGACGTTGAAGCTTGCGGTATGCAAGGAAACGTTCTTCCACGCTCCTTGATTCATCGCTCAAAGTGTTTGATAAGCTGCGGGCTTTGCTGCCTACTTCTTCGTAATGGTTCTTTTGAGCTTCAAGTGCCTCATTGGTTTCACGGATAACTTTCTCTGTGTCGCTCTCTGCCGTTGAAAGCTTGTATATGCCATAAGCCAGACTTGTGACAGCGGCAGCAAGCAGCACATAGGGATTGGCAACGGTTGCAGCGGCAGCAGCCTTCAATGCTTTTACCAACCCTTGCTGGGCAATGGTGAGTATCTTTGTTCTTGCGGCAACGATGGCTTCTGAATTGGATAACGTGATACCAGCTGCAGTAGCCAAATGCTTTTCTACGACGGCTTGTTTGAGTATGATGTTATTGGCAGCCTGCAATGCGGAAACGGTCATAAGAGCAGCCTTGTATGATCCGTATGCGGTAATGGCAACAGCGATGGCTTCTCCTACCTTTTCGTAGTTTTCGACAAGACTGGAAACTCCGCCTAACGCAGTATTGATAATGCCTTCATTGTCTTTACCAATCTTGTTGAGAATAGTGGATATGGAATCCTCGATATTGCTTATCTGACCGGAAATAGTCTTTGACTGTTCTTCCATAAGACCACCGAACTTGCCACCTTCGTTAGTCATGGCTTCGATGGCTTTCTGTACTTCAGGGAATCCTACTTTCCCAGCTGTGACAAGCTCTCCAACTTTGTCTTTGGTTACACCGAACTGTTTAGCAAGCTCATCAGCCAAGGGAATACCTCTGCCTTGGAATTGGCGAAGGTCTTGCGTGAACAGCCTGCCTTGTGTCATAGTAGTGCCGTACAACCAAACAAGGTCATTCAAAGGTATGGAAAGACCTGCTGCAATATCACCAAGACGGATAAGCGTTGCATTCACATCCTTGGCTTCTGTCCCGTATGCGAGCAACTGCTTTGCTCCATTGGCGACGCCCTGCAAGTCAAAAGGAGTTTTGGCGGCAGTACTTACCAATTGCGACATCAGTTCGTTGGATTGCCTTTCGCTTCCAAGCATTGTTTTGAAGGCTACTTCCAACTGCTGGAACTCGCCTCTTACACGGGTGATGTCACTAACGAGCTGTTTCGCTCCGAGGCTGACACCAAACGCGGCGGCGGCGGTGGTCATTCGCTTGAACAGATGTTCAATATCCATCCCACTTTCTTCTATCTGCTTGGATGT